TGCTGAGACAGGTTCAGCAGGATGGTTGCTTCCTAACCAATACGGTTCTTCACAAGACCGCATCTGGGCAGGAGAAATCGGAACATACGAAGGTGCATACTTCGTAGAGTCTCCACGTCTGTACAATGCTACAGACGGTGCTTCATCTGCACGTGTATACCGCACAATTATTGCTGGACAGCAAGCACTTGCTGAGGCAGTAGCAGAAGAGCCACACGTAGTAATCGGACCGGTAGTTGATCGCTTGATGCGTCACCGCCCAATGGGTTGGTACGGCGTATTAGGCTTCAAGGTCTACCGTAACGAGGCACTATACAGAATCGAATCAGGTTCTTCAATCGCTTAGTTGATTGACGGTAGGGCTAGGGAAAACCCTAGCCTTACAGTAAGTTCATTAAGGAGAACAATGGCAGATTATACATTTACAACACCAGTTGTAGAAGAAGCACCTATTGGAAAACATAGACTGTTTTATTTCTATAAACTAGATAAAGGTGTAAGCATCGCCAAAAGTAGTGGAACTTATTCTAAAGTAAGATATGTACTTGATGAAGATATAGCCGACTATGATGAATTTTATCGTGGCGGATACAAACATACAGTAGATGAAACTACAAAAACCGCACTGATGGCAGCAGGCTTAGGAATTACTGAGGCTAACTTTACAGCAGTATAGGGGACAAATGAAACACTGGGAACATCATCCAGAACCAATTGATGGATGTTTTGGATGCAAAGGTTTAACTCTTCAGATGAATTCTGGAGATGCTAAAAGGGATATTTCAGATAAGAAGTGGACATCTGAATTGCAGGCTTACAGAAATGCAAGAGCACAAGGAATACAACCAGCAGGAACAACTATGCGTCACGTACAGGAAGCGCATAGGGCTTCAGAAGTATTAGGCAAAGCGTATAATGCGGACACTATGCCTAAGACTAAAGATATAACTCCAAAAGCCGCAGCCGTAATGAAAGAGATAGGACAAATATAATGCCAAAAGTAGGAAAGATGGAATTCCCTTACACTGCAAAAGGTAAGGCAATGGCCAAGAAGGCAGCCAAGAAGGCTGGCAAGAAAATGGTTATGAAGAAGATGGGCAAGAAGAAGTAGTATGAACACCCCTAAGCCAACACCTAAACCATATAAGAGTGACACTAAAAAACCCGCTCCTTATAAAGGTGATACCAAAAAAACTAAACCTTACACAGGTGAAGCGGCAAAGAAAAAATATCAAGAAGAAATATCTCCTGACGGTATGGCTGCAGCCGAGGCCGCTGCTAGAAAAGCAATTGAGAAAAAATACCCAGGAATGTATATACCTGAAACTCGTATTGCTCGTAGATTAGGTACAAGATAATAATGAAAAAAGCAGCAGCAAAGAAAAAGATTTCCAAGGTTATGAAAGAGTATAAGGCTGGGACTCTTAACATTGGTAAGTCAAAGAAGATGGTAAAGTCTAAGAAGCAGGCAGTTGCTATTGCCCTATCTCAGGCTGGAATGTCAAAGAAGAAAAAGTAATGTCATCGGGTCAACGCAAGCGTCACGACGGTTGGAACAAGTCTATTATGCGGGACGGCGTAGTGGTTATTCTTCGTAAAGATGGTTCCGAAAAAGTTCGCCTTGACCCTAAGACAAAAGAAACAATTAAGGGGACTAAGTGAAAAAGAAAACAAAGTCTAAAGTTAATGCTGCTGGGAACTATACCAAACCTGGTATGAGAGCGGCATTGTTCAAGAAGATTAAGGCTGGTTCCAAGGGTGGAGACCCAGGAGAATGGTCAGCCCGTAAAGCACAACTACTTGCAGTTCAATACAAGAAAGCAGGCGGAGGTTACAAGTAATGGCACTTGCTAAATCTCAAAAGTCACTTAAGAAGTGGACTGCTGAAAAGTGGAAAACATCTGATGGTAAACCATCTAAAGGTAAGAAAAGATATCTACCTACTGCAGCGTGGGCTGCTTTAAGTCCGGCAGAAAAAGAAGCAACCAATAGGGCTAAGGCTGCTGGTAATGCTAAGGGCAAACAGTTTGTTAAACAACCTAAAAGTATAGCAAAGAAAACAGCAAAGTATAGGGGCAAATAATGGCAGACCCAAGATTAAAAAGAGCAGGAGTATCTGGCTTTAACAAGCCAAAGCGTACACCCAATCATCCTAAGAAGTCACACGTAGTAGTGGCTAAGGTAGGAGATAAAGTAAAAACTATTAGATTTGGTGAGCAAGGAGCAAGCACAGCAGGTGCTCCTAAGGCTGGCGAATCAGAGCGTATGAAAGCAAAGCGTAAGTCTTTCAAAGCAAGACACGGAAAGAATATTGCTAAAGGTAAGATGAGTGCAGCCTATTGGGCGGACAAGGTTAAGTGGTAATATGAGTACCAAGGGGACAAAAGATTCTGTAGCACTAGTATGGTGTGACAACGGAATGGTAGATGGTAAGTTTATGCAAGGCGTAGCAGATGTAATGCTAAAGTCTGGTGTAGATTTTGCTACAACATTACGTAGTCAAGGTAATCAAATTGCTAGACAAAGACAGACAACTATTGATTACTGGTACGATAAGACTCAACACGAGTGGCTACTATGGATAGATTCAGATGTGGTAATCAGTCCAGAAAAATTTAGATTATTATGGGACAATAGAGACGTAGAAAAACGTCCATTAATTACTGGCGTATATTTTACAACAGATACACCAGAAGAGCCTTTAATGGCTCCACTACCTACAGTATTTAACTTTGTTAATAATGGTGATGGTGGCTTTGGTTTAACCAGAGTACATCCACTGCCTGAGAATCAATTAATTAAAGTAGATGCAGCGGGTATGGGATTTGTTCTAATGCACCGCAGTATAGTTCCAAAACTTCGTGAAATAGCACCAGATGGTCAGATGTTTATGGAGATGGGGCGAGGAAATAAGTTTATAGGTGAAGATATATTCTTCTTTGCCCTATGTGATAAGGCTGAAGTTCCACTATATTGCCACACAGGAGCAACTGCCCCACATATGAAGCGGTTCTCATTTGATGAACATTATTACAGAGCATTCTTTGGTAAACCTAAGGAAGAGCCTAAGTCAAAACTTATCACCCCTGATAAGAAAATCATTACACCTAGATAGGATAAACAATGGCACTTGGTAAAGCAGGTAGTAGCCTAACCGCAGAACTTAATCGTCTTGCTGGTACGACTGGATTAGATGAGCAAGGAGCAGCCAATGCTTATGCTGGGACTACTGGACTTGCTACTGTTGGTGCTTTAAATGTATTGGCTGGTAAGACAACTCCTGCTGATTATAAAGATATTGATGGTATTTGTAATGAACTTGCAAGCACTACTGGCCTAGCAGCACCTGCTGCATTACGGAGTATAGACGACGAATGACAACCACATTAACAGATTTAATCAATGAGGTTCAGATTAACCTTGCAGGTTATACCTATCAACAGGATAGAGCAACACACTTAACCAGTGCAGTTACTACTCTGACATCTCCATCATCTTCTCCTACCGTATTATCTTTAGGTTCTACCGAGAATCTAGGTAAAGGTATAGTTGAGATTGATGAAGAGTTGTTATGGGTAGATTCATTTGACCGTGTTGCTAACACGGCAACTGTATCTCCTTATGGTCGTGGCTATCTAGGTACTACTGCTGCTACACACACAGCAGATACTAAGGTTACTATCTCACCTACATTCCCACGTTATGTAATTAAGAAGGCTATAAACGATACTATCAATGCTGCTGGTTCTAGCATCTTTGCTGCTAAAGTAACCACCTTTACCTTTAATGCTGCTCAAACAACCTATGACTTTGATGGTTTGAATATGCAAAATATTCTTACAATTATGTGGCAATCAGTTGGTCCATCACAAGAGTGGATTCCTGTACGTCGTTGGTCTTGGGATTCTAAAGCAGATGCTACAGCATTTGGTGCTTCAGCCCAGACAGTAACTATTGGAGATTACATTACTCCTGGTAGAACTGTAAAGGTTGTATATGCTACAGACCCAGAACCATTCACCACTAACTCTCAAGACTTTTCAACACAAACTGGACTGCCAAACTCTTGCAAAGATGTAATTGTTCTTGGCGCTTCTTATCGTTTGCTTACCTACCTTGACCCTGCACGTGCTGCTCAAGTTAGCCCACAGGCAGATGAGACAGATAGCAAACGTCCTTATGGTGCTTCACAAACTGCAACAAAACAACTATACGCCCTATACACACAACGCCTCAACGAAGAAACTCAGAGACAACAAACTCTGTATCCAATTCGAGTCCACTACAGCCGATAGGTAAATAAATGACAACACGCAAATACTCATCACGCTCACAGCAAACAACACTTGCTTCAGCGTTAACCAACTCTGGTACTTCAGCATCTGTAGTATCAGGAACTTCTCTGCTAGGTGGAGCCACGATTTCATCTGGCCAAACCTTTACGGTGGTGATAGACCCAGATACAGCGCTTGAAGAAATTGTAGATGTAACGGCGGTCTCCACTAACACTCTTACTATTGTTCGTGGTATTGATG